GGCGACGCGGCAAAAAAGACCGTCGGGAACGGTGCCGGGCAACTGCCAGATATGAGTTTCTTTTCAATCGTGAGAAGC